CTTCGGTGAAGATTTATCTTCACAGCGCATTAGCGCTCTGTTCGTCTCATCAACGAACGGCCATGATGCCGTGTGACTCCGTCACATAGCGCCTCTCTGCGGTTTGAATCCCGCAGCGAGGATAGCAGCTCGCAAGAGCTTCTTCTCATGAGGGCCTTGCTAGCCCGATATTCCTCCTTTCAGGGGTGATTCCCCTTTCTGGGGTGTGAAATGGATCGATCTGTATACTACACCGACACTTCTGCCGGCGGGTACACTGAAATCTCACATGTGACTGCCGGTTTCCTTCGCAAGCGCAAGCTTGGCGAATGGTTGCCGGACAATCCTTACATGTGGCGCCGATATGATCATAAATTCCCTCGGGATTTTTATGGCCATAAGGACGAACTCTATGTTGTCGATCCCTTTTACTTCTTCTCCGACGGTCGTATCACCGATCATCAGAACTTTTCTGAAAAGTTCTTCGATCGGCGGTCCGTTGGCGTCGGGATTCTCACCAACAAGTTGATGACGAAAGTCAGAAACAAGCAGGTGGATCTCGGAGTTGCCCTCGGCGAATACGCCGAGACTGCAGCTATGATCGCCACCATCGGTGCCAAAATTGCTAAAGCCATTTCGGCGGCCCGCAAGGGTCGTTTTGGCGACGCAATGCGCGCACTGACTGGATCGTCTCGCCGCGACACGTGGAAACACGTGCCACTCGCAGCGGCGAATACCTGGCTCGGTGTCACTTACGGCCTTAAACCGCTGTTAAATGACATTTACGGCGCGATGGAGCTCCTTGAAAAGAGATACACCTCGCCTCCTGTGCGTCAATCCGTTCGCGCTTCTCATCAGGTGAACGTATCCGCGGAAGCGGATATCTCACTCGGTGATGCGCCCTGGATCGTCCACAACACCAGGGGACTCATCATCTCCGGTCGGGTTTCGGGTATTATCCACTATCAAGTGGACAATCCCGTCATTCGACTTCTCGACCAGGTAGGCCTCCTCAATCCGGCGGCCATTGCTTGGGAACTAGTCCCTTACTCCTTTGTCGTTGACTGGTTTCTACCAGTTGGCGACTTTTTCAATAGTGTGGTGCCCCCACAAGGGGTTACTTTCCTATCTGGAGTAGTCTCCGAGAATTACCGGGGAACGGGGTATACAAGGCGGTACGTCTACCAACCTGATACTCCCTGGACGGTTTCCTCTGACTCTAGAGGTCAGCTTAAGGAGCGCACGCTTCTAACGGCTTTCCCAAGCTTTTATGTGAAACCGGCTAACACATCACTCGGCGCGAGTCGGGTGATGTCTGCCATTTCGCTAATCACACAAGCTGTGTTTGGCGGCAAAACAAAGAGGTGATTCCTCTCCGGCATACCTTCGGGTATATTGTTTAAACGCTCCGACTGGAGCATCCCTCAGGAGCTTTCATGGCTGCCATTGCAAACATCGTGATCAACGATGGCCTCGCGACACCCGTCGCGCATACCTTCGCCCCGGCGAAGACCCAAGCGGATATGGCTCTGCTGGAGGATCGCACGAGTGCGTCCAACCCGGCCCAGCTCTACATCGGCTTTAACAAGCTGACTATGACGCTGGTTCGGCCTACCGGTAATTCTGGTTCGGCCACTCGCAACATCAAGGCCTCGATTAAAATCGAGACTCCGAAGCTCGAGACTGTGAGCAACAGTACTGTTTCGGGCATTGCCCCGGCTCCGACGGTGTCTTACCGTCCGGTCGCCGAGTTGATGCTGACCCTTCCTGAACGCTGCTCTCTGCAAGACCGCAAGGACCTGCAGGCGTTCCTGAAGAATCTCCTGTCCAACACCTTCGTGACGGACTTGTTCGAGAAGTACGAATTGCCCTACTAAGGGTCCTGAGCGCGCGAGCGCTCTTGTCGTTCCTCCTGAGATTTTAATGGGTTAAGGCGCGCAAGCGCCCTTGATAACTGCTATGAGCATCCAAGCAGCTGGAAGATTTTCGAGGCCTAAGCGGCGCCGTCACGGCGTGGCTAGGAAACCGCAAGGTTCCCAAAAAGGCTCTCGGAAGAATCCATCCCAGGTTCGCTTGAACCTGGACGCACTAACGTACGCTCGCAAGGTGTATGAGGCCCTTGACACTCCGAGGTCGCTAGCTTGCTACATCCTGATTCAGAATCAGGAATATGCTCAGCTAGTCTCGATGTCTTGTGATCCTCTACACTATAATGACCCGTACCGATTCTTTCTCGATTACCAAGCGATTAAGCTAATGTCTAAATATCCCTTCTTTCGGGATACTGACCTTCAGCCGCGTCGCGAGGCTATCAAGAAGTTCGTCGGTGCGGAAGTTCAATGCTTAGAGACTAACGCACGTTTTAGAGAACGTGAGCTCGGTTCCCTTTTCGGGCCCCGCGCGGAGCGCATTCTTTCGAATGCCTCGCGAAAAATTGCTCACGTTCTTGCCGACGTGCCTTCCCTCGAGGCAATGGACTTCTCCTTTGGTCCGGGTGCGAGTTACGGGGTACGGGGGGAAACCTCCGTGTTCAATAAGGTTACATCTGCCTTAGAGTGCACCTACGCATTTGCTCACAGGCTCCAAGAGTTTCTCGAGGAGTTTCCAGGCTGGTTCCCCGAAGGGACTACGCAAGACGTATGTCTTGTGCCTGGTAGTGAGCTAACTTTCGTGCCCAAAAACGCTAAGACTGATCGCCCCATCTGCATTGAACCGCTTTTAAACGGTCTCATGCAGAAGGGCATTGGTACTTATTTACGCAAACGTCTTAAGTCGTTCGGTATTAACCTGGACGACCAAGGAGTCAATCAGCGGCTCGCCGCTAAGGCTCTCGATGACGAATTGTCGACCGTTGATTTCTCGTCAGCGTCAGACACTATTGCGTATCTCCTCGTTCAAGACCTCCTGCCACAACCGTGGTTTGAGTTTCTTGACATTGCCCGATGCCCCAGGTATTCTTTCGAGGATACCTGGAGGAACTTCCACAAGTTCTCTAGCATGGGTAATGCGTACACTTTTGAGTTGGAAACCCTGATCTTCTACGCAATCGCTTGCGGTTGCTGCGAAGAGCTGGGTATATCCTACTCGACAGGTGTGAATCTGTCTGTGTACGGGGATGATGTCATCATCCCTAGAGGCGCGTATGACCTTTTCTCAGAGGTCACTAAGATCTGCGGTTTTTCCGTGAACGATGACAAGTCGTTCCGCGACGGGCTCTTCTTCGAGAGCTGCGGTTGCGATTTCTTTGATCGGGTACCTGTCCGACCTTTCCTCATCGAGAAGCGGCTCAATAAGCTGCTTCCGGCTTTTTATGCGGCCAACACGCTTCGACGAATCCAGGGGCGCATTCCTGCGCACCCTGGTCGAATTGCTGTACTACGTCGTCTTGACGACGTGCACAATTGGTGTGTTGACCGCATTCCTAGCCGTCTTCGGGCTTATGGGCCTGAAGGTATGGGAGACGGCCACCTTATCTGCGAACTCGACCACGCACTCACAAGGAGCGATGGTAGAGTCTACAGAGACCGCGTTTTCTGCGGTTGGTGGTTCTCGTCCTACGTTGAAAGACCAATCAAACGCCTCCCGGCGTGTGGTTGGCCCACAGCGTACGCCCTCTATTTCACAAGAGGACGAACCCGAGGAGATGGGCCGATGAGAATGGCCCATTTGGTCTGCCCCGAGCCGCTTGACAACGGCTCTGGTTATTCCGTGCGCGGACGCACAGTCACGCGCCGTACTGATGTCTTCTGCCCCTCTCAGTGGACCGGCTACAAGCCTTTCACTGGGGAGTTTTGGACCTTGAGTACAGCGGATAGGACAGAATAAAAAGTCGCACCTCCCCTTCGGGGGAAGGTAGGGAGTTCATTCTCCTTTTCCTCTTTGAGTGGAGCCGTCCGAT